CCCTGTTGAGGGGTCCACGGTTTCACGGTCCGGCATTTCCATTGCGGTGCCGTCAATGATCCGCTGAATGATCGTGTTCGCCCTACGTACGTCGAGCTCCCAGCTGTACGTGAGAACATCCGTGCTGCGTGCCTGCACTGCCAGCATGGCGTCACGGGGGGAGATCATCTGCCGGTCCACGTAGCCCATGACTTCAGCGAGGATCTGCTGGCGGGAATGAGACTCGAGGCTGCCAGGCAGGACTGTGACGTTGACCTGGTCCAGGATCTCGGTGCCGATGAAATCTTGGATGTTGTCCACCCCACGCTCACCGCGGATCTGAATCAGCCGCGGCTCGTCGTAGTGCTTGCTGACGAGGAGAAGGCAGTGGCGCATCAGGCGGGAGTGCCAGTCGGCGAGGTCTGCGAGGAAGGCTTGCCAACGGTTCGCGGACTGCTCAATCGTCGCCTGAATACTGGACGTGGAGACGTTGGGTGCGAGAATGCCGGCGATGTCCTGGTCAGCGGCGATGTACTGCATGTCCGCCTTGACCTGCTCAAGGATCGCTTGGAGGGGCTGCACGAACTGTCCTTGTGCGGGCTCCCACTCCGGCTTCATATTCCCGATCGGCTTGTAGTGGTAGACGTAGCCGGGAATGTCGTTGCGGCGTTCCTGCATGGAGTTCTCGGGCGCCATCATCTGCGGATTCAGCGTCCGGTTCTTCCACTCCAACATCTTGTTGTAACAATCCTGGGCGGTGCGAGCCAAGTCGATCAGCTGCCACACCAGACCGAGATCGTGGTCGGAATCAGGATCGGTGGTGTACTTCAGCCGGTGAAGGAGGGGTTCGTCAATGACGTTCCCTTCCCGGTCCTGTAGCGGGTACTTTGCTTCGCGGGTGATGGTGCGGTTGTTCGCGATGCAGAAGTAACGGCCATCCGTGTAGTTGATGCACGGGCGTTCGAAGTACCGTGTGACGCGGATCAGGTTGTCCGAGTCGGACTTGTCAGCCTTCATCGACTCCGCGGTAGCACCGTCGGCGAAGAGCGTCTCGGGGTCTACTGCGAGGTCCGGCCAATCCTCCACGGTGTCAAGCGGCAATGCCTGCTCAATCGCGAACCACGGGGACTCTTCGAACGTGACTCCGGGCTCCCAGTAAACCTGGTTGCCGTTGAGGATGATGACCTTCACCTCACCCTGCCCGACCACCTCTCCATCAGGGAGCTCCACGAACGGGCCAACATTCGTGTCGAAGTACGGCCAGGCGAACGCGTCTCCTGTGACGACGGCGCTCTTGACGGCCTTCCTCGAGACTTCCTTCAGCCGCCACTTGTCGTAGCCGTACAGCGCAACCTTGCGTGCGACGTTCGCGGCACCAATGTCCTTCGGGTCCGTGGTGGACGCGGACACATCGTAGGACGGGATTTTCTGCGTTGATGCTGAGACCTTGCCGTCAACGAGGGGGCGAATGAAGTTGTAACGATTCCGGATCCGGTACGGGGGCTTCCCGCCACCGTTCGAGAACGTGATGGTGTTGGCCTGAACGAGAAGGTTCTTCTCGTTGATCGACCAGTATGTTTCGCCCTTCTCGAACTTGATGCAAAGGCGCCTTTTCGGGGCGTCTCGCATCATTACCTTACGGCCGCGTCTAAGCCTTTTATCAACATTGGGAGGCGGAGGACTACCCCCGGACAGTCTCGTGCGCTTAGGAACGACTACAGGGGCATCTACGGGGCCTCTGGTGGGGTCCTCCATGCCAGGCGCTCCAAGACCAACAACATATGCCGGCATTACTCAGCAGACCCCATAGCCTTCTCCCACTCCGACAGCTCCTCATCCGACACGGCCTTGGGGGGAAGATCGCCCAGTGCCTTCCACGAATCCTCATCCGTCCAAATAGGCTCAGACGGAGCGCCAGGAGGAAGGGTTTCAGCGAACTCCTTGTACGCAATCTCGCGAGGAGCCTGAATGCGTTGGAGCAGCATGGAACGCTGGCGGGCTTCCTCACGCATCTCCTGCTGGTGAACCCATTCCCGCACCAAAAAGACGGCGGCGAGGATGAGAAGCGCGGCGAGATCCACTAGTAGATGTAACGGAAGGTCGCGAAGAACTTGGCGTCCGTCGTATTGCCGGCACCGGTGGTGATCGTCACTGCCTCACCCACATTCCCGATCCACCATCCCCCGTTGTGCTCTGGGAGGACGAGCTGGCCGGATGCGGGGAGAACGAACGCCGCGGGAAAACCGGTCAGGATCGTGCCTGAGCCGGAGCCCTTCGAATTCAGCTGGATCGTGGAGGTACCGGTCGCGCCGTTGACGATCACGAGGCTGATGATCGCGATGCGCCCCGGGGCCGTCGTGTTCGAGTCGGCGGCGAGGAAAGCCTGGTCGGTCTGGGAGGCGGCGACCGTAGCGGTGGCTCGGAGAACGCCCTTGTCAAACGCTGGCATTACGCTGCCGCCCTTTCGGCCGCAATGGCCTTCTTCTTCTCGTTCGAAATGAGTTGCACTGCATCCTTGAACCGCTCGAGCTCGTCAAGCCGCTCGAGCAGCCGGTTGTTCTCAGCTTCCTTCTCGTCCATCCGTTCCTGCATCTGCTCAGCCTCCCCGCGCGAGATGAAACCGAACAGCTTCGCCATCTCGATCACCGCAACGTCGCTGATGATGACTGGGGCGGAGTGCTGATCCAGCACCACGCCGGTATCCAGGAAGTAGTGTTGTGATGCTCCGGTGACGTTCGGGAACACCATGCAGTGCTGGGTGGGTGGCATTCGCGCCACACGCCAACCGTGGTTCATCGCTTCTTCTCCACGATGCGCCTGAAGGTTTCTCTTTGCTGCTCAGCCATCTCACGCTGGACCTTCTCCCACGCCTCTCGAATCGTGCGCAGGTACTCAGGCGTCACGTAAGACTTCACTTGCTCACCGACGGTGCGGTTCGAGTGTCACGGAACTGATAACGGTACCCCTCAGGGAACACGCTCTTCGCCCCAGGATGCAGCTGATTCAACGGCGCCTTGCACTCAGGGCACTGCGAAGCCTTGATGTCCTGGTCAATGAGATGCCAGAAATCCGTGCTGTTCTCCACACGGTCCGTCAAGTTCCCCTGCGGATCCTTGAAAAATCGCTTATGGGTTTCCTTCCGGAACTTCGCCTTCCGCTCACCGAACGTGCAACCGAACGTCAAGCACTGAAGGGTGCCTTCCGCGATACCGTCGTGAACTTCCTTCTCGGCCTCAAGTTCCGCTAGACGCGCCTTGAGTTCCGCAACACTGAGCTCTTCAACTGCCATGGTGTCCGTCCTTTCGGGGTGGGACTAGTAGACTTCGACATCGCCGCGAGACGAAAAGTTCCCTACAGGAGCCATGCGCGGCGCATGATCCTTACGGTATGAGTCGCGCCTGGGACGCGGCTGGAGGGGAACCACGCCCCAAGCACGACTCATGGCGCAATAACGTGTCGGGTCCATCAAATGGTCAGGGCCAATCGTCGTGAACGAAGCGCCCTTCCCACCGGACTTGGGGCGCATCTCTCCGCCCTCCTCATCCATGTGAACCAACCAGCGGTCACGCTCATGCAGCCAGTTCGAACAAGCCCTGGAAACCACAAGAGCCGCCGGATCTGCTTCCAGCCGGCCCCACAGCTCCAACACGCCTGCCTCACGGTCATTCTGGCCGGGGACACAAACGAAGCCCTCACGCACAAGAGCGGTCATAACGCTCTCGGTCGCGGATACCATGTCCCTGATACGGGCAGAAGGGTCAACCACGTAGAAAACGGGCTTCACACCCCACTGCTTGTTCTTCATCCGAATCGCTTTCACGACCGTATCCACCTTCGGATCTGGTGATACGACCGGCGTGTTCGAAAAGTACAGCTCATCGAACACCACCATGCGGTTCTCACGATCGAAACCGCACCAAACGACGCCGCCCTTCGACAAGCCGGGGTCAATGCCCACAATCACGTCGAGTTTCTGGATCACCTTCCGGTCCGGCGGGTCAATGATGTGCCTGTCCTGGAACTGCTCGAGGACACGACCCCGGTAACTCGTGAAATCGCCCAAAATACGGGCACGATACTCCCGTTCCGAGCGACAAGCGGCAATTTCGGCCTTGATTGCCTCCTCCGGAATGTGAGGATTGTCAATCAGTGACCACTGGACGCCCAACACGCTGTCATCCGTGTTCCGGCGCTCCCAAATCTCGTCGTAACTCCACGAAATCCCCAGCAATGGGGTCATCGTGAAGGAAAGCTGGCCCTCTCGAGCCAAAACCCTGAACCGGGACTCCTTATAGATGTCGTACCCGGACGGCGGCGGCGGCTCCTCATCGAAATGGATGCGATCAAGGGTCGCGCCCTGGTGGACAGCCCGATCCTGGTCAGAAGACAGGAACTGAACCATCGAACCGTTACGAAACCGGAGTACCCGGCGCGTCTTGTTGAACGCTTCGTCCCAAGAACCGCCCTTCAACTGGTCCTTCGGTACCAAGCGCTGCCATTTCGGGATCATCACCCCGAACAAACTGTTGTTCAGGTCCGAAGTCACGACCCGCATCAGGAACGGAGGCTCCCAAAACTTGTACTTCGCCAGCCACGGAGGCAGAATCTCCCGGTCTACGCACTGAATGATGTCGTCAATGACACCAATCTCAGTTTTCCCCGCCTGGTTCCCCGCAGCACCCATCTTGATTTTCACGCGACCCGCATTCAGGAACGCGATCTGGGCTCCCTCCTTCGTGCCGGCCCTCCCGAACGGCTGGAACGCCCACAAGGGGTTGCGTCCACAGACCCGCTGGTACTCCGCTAGGAGCTGATCGACCGATTCGCGCTCGTCCGCTGGGACCTGGTCGAGATCGATCTTGGTGAGGCCGCCGTCGGGGTGCGGCAGCTGAACAAGTCTCACTTAGGCCACTTGATCGGCCTGGGATCCAAGCCGGCTTCCTTCAACATCGACACATACCCAATGATTTCCGCACGCGAATACTGCTGAGCGCCCGTAAGACGGGAATTCACCACCCAGTCATTGGCGGCGAGGGGACCGGTGTGGTACCAGCCCTCAATCACGCCTTCGCTGGTGGCGCCGCGCAGGTAGTCGGCGATGGTGCGATCCGTCAATGGAGATGCAGCGAGGGTGCCGCAGTCAGGAGGACGAGAAGGAGCAGCACCACGAATGTGATGAGGCCGGCGGGCTGGCCAAGGAGGAGGCTCACGACGTACGCGATGAGCGCGATGACGATGATGAAGACGAGCAGTTCAAGCATCAGTGGTCCTTTCCATTGAGTGCCGGAGGTAGGCGACTTCCATCTGCTTCTTTGCCGCCTCGAGCTCTTCGTCCATGAACTCTTCGGGATCAACGGCGGAACGGCAGGCGGTGAGGGTGGCCTGGTACTGGCGCGTAGCCTCAGCGAGATCCATCAGCGTCCAGGGGAAGAACGATCTTCTTGCGACCATTCCGAACCCATACACCTTCCAGCTCGGTCATGATCGTCGCCCTCTTGTTGTCGTGATGATCTGCGAGGTAGCCGAATTCCCGCTGCCGGGCCTTCTTACCAGGACAATCCTGATCATCACACTGCCCCCACCCCGAAGACGGGACATGGGGCATGTCCTTCCCGTAAAACATCTATTCCCTCCATGGAATCTATATAGGGCTACAAGTCGCCCATCTGGCTAGCGGCCTAAGCAATCCTTGTCAGTTGCGAGACTGGACGTTCTGTCCGAGTCAGGCAAAGCCGACAGGCTTCTGCCGCTGTACTTCTCCCCCCGCCTGCCAAGCATAGCGAGGAAGTCAAGTACTCTACGCATCTTGATAGTACCAATACCACAGCATCTGTCAACAAATGCTGAGTGGTAATGCGCCAAGAAAGCGTTGGGGAGCTAAAATACAAGTCTGAGAGCCGAATATACAAATGGAGACTCGGAGTTTTTGCCTACCCCTCCCCCCCTCCATCTCTATTAGTGCGGCTTGAGCTCTGCCCTGGTAGGTGGGAATGGGATCGGGAGGACCTGTTGCCACCCCATTGCCACACACTTCGCTAGCCCAGTAGCCAGGCCAGGGTGGGAAGAGGTATCGCTTCAGTAAAGCGGGTGTCAGGCCGGCTGTTCGAGCTCGGATCCTGGCTCTTCCCGCGCGTTTGTACGCTCGCATGCATATGTTAGTCATCACTCAACAGTACTGATTACCCGGTTCTGAGCTACATCTTTATCTACCTGCCCTTGACACGAGCGTTCTACATGCGTATATACGTGTGTATGTCATCGCTCAACCACCAGGAGGACAGCATGAGTACCAGGAAGAACATGACGGT